CAAGCTAAAAGTAGGTTTCTCTATAGATATAGAGACCTATAAAGAGTTCGAGCAGTATTGCGAAGAGAACTCTATAAACAAGTCTAATGTAATAGACAAAATATTAAAAAGCTTCTTGGAGAAAGAGGATGCCAAACTGACCAAAAATAATTATGTTTAAACATGTCTAAAGAAGAAAACGAAAAAAACAGAATAAAATACGAGTTCGATGAAATACAATCGGAAAACGGAGACTTTGATTTTTCAAAACATTTAGCTAGACCAGAAGACTTACCTGATTTAGGTGAGATTGAGATATATGACTACGACTCAGATTTAACAGTTGCAAGTCAACAAGCTATGGATGTAGTCGAACCACTTGTGGATCTATACTTAGGAGACGTACCTAAGTTAAAAGAACATCCTTATATAAAGAGTAAGATGAAGGAAGATGCTATGGTTTATGCAGAAGCTATATTCCTTACTAAAATGACAAGAAAGAACCTTCTTACCCAAATGAGACAGGTAGATAATGGTGATAACTCAGCAAGAATGCATGAAGTTGTCAATCAAACTGTTGGACAAATCAGAGAAAATGCAAAGTTTTTATCAGGTCAAAAAACTGAACTTGAAAAGTTCTATAAAACTCTTAGAAAAGATTTAGGTTACGACGAGATAGAACAAGAGGCACCAATAATAAGTGAAGAAGATAACAAAAATCCTGAAGGAGAAATAACCGATAATAGAAGATTGAACGACATGATTAAACTAGCAATGTTGAACAAAGAGCAGGATAAAACGAAATAACTTATTTCTTCCAGTTAAATCTTTCAAATGTCTTTATAACATTACTATATTCAATCTTAACTTTTGTAGTGGTAAATCTCTTTACTTTATTAGGACTAACGTAGTTTACGAATAAAGTAGTTTCAGATTTTAATAACTCTTTTACTTTAGATTTTATAGAAGACTCACTATTATCGATAATAAGTTGAAGAAGTTTATTACAGTCTATTGCAAGACTAGTGGTATTTTCATCATCTTCATAGAACTCAATCTCATCATATTTTTGAAGTTCCTCTTCTATAAACTTATCACCTTCTGTTTTCATACCAATAAGATGTTGAAGTAGAAGTCTTACTTTTTTATGAGCAACCTCATCTAGGTCTCTATTGTAAAAAGTGTCGGATATGAAATAGTATTTTTTAACAATCAATCCTATCTTCTCGAGCTTTTCCTCTATTTTCTTTATTATCTTCTCATAGTTGTTTTTAGTGTTCTTTGAGCAGATAAAGTATATGTCGTCAGTCGTGTTTTTAAGATGTTGTAAGTTTTCTATGTTTATATCATAATCAAGAGTTTCTATTATCTCAGGATTCATATACTCTTGCATAGAGAATATAAGGTTTGTGATATCTATTTTAAGATTCTTACATTTAATCTTTATAGTGTTCATCAACTTTTCAGGAATCCAATAGGTAGTACCGCCAAAATAGATAGAATTATTTTGACTTTTGTATATTCCACTCTTTATCAGATTAAAATCCGATCTAGATATTTTCATAATAGGGACTTTTGGATTTGACTTGTCTACTATCCAGACTTTACTATCCATGACCAAAATGGTTTCTATATCGAAGAAGTGTGCTTTCATAGTTTAAAATTTGTTACTTTATATCTTATCTGGTGTGGTGTTCCGTCGAAACGACTACCTTCATATTCTTTGTCGGTCCATGTGACACCACCACTGAGCTCGGTGTCAAAACTTCTACACTTTGGACATGTTGTAGGCACTACTCCATTTCCATCAACAACAATAATCTCATTTTCGAAGTATTCAAAGTGCGCCTTACACCAAGGACTCTTACAAATGTTCATTAATTTTTCCATATAGTATATATAAAAAAAGAAAACCCATCAAATGATGGGCTTTCTTTTTATTTTATCATGTTCTTACTTAGCGCGAAATCATAAAGTATCGGCAAATTTAAGTATTTATAGTAGTTGTTTCTTATTTCTTTTAGTTTTTTGTTTCTTTTTACTATGTTGAATATTAGCATTCCAAACTCTTCTTGAAAATCGAGATAACAGTCACACCAAGGCTTGTTATAGTTTTCTAATGTTCTCCATTCTACATATCCACCTGTAAGCCAAAATAATGATTTCTCAGGTGTTATGTTATCTATATTTATATCTTCCAATTCCATATCCCATATTCCATCATTCCAATCCACTTTTCTCATCAACAAGGCAACTGCTTCGGCGATATCACTGGTTAGTTCGTTTCCAATCTCGAAGAAATATGATCCTTCTTCTTTTGTTACTCTCACAATACCGTTGTTATAAACATCGTTTTTGCCTACTGATTTTAGAGCTAGTTTTCTCCTTTTCATAGTTGTTATTTTATTTTTTGTCGTCACTCATAATTTGATGCCGTCTTTCCATTCGCCCGCAAAGTTTCCGTTTTCGAAGATTCCGTTTTCCCAGTATCCATGGAAAGACCCGCCTTTGAATATACCATAGTGCCAACTTCCAGAATAGAAGTCACCACTGTGCCAAATTATAGTTTCTTTTTTCAACTCAAGAACGGCGTTCTCGAATTCAGAATCTATAAGCCAATAAAATTTGTTTGATAGTAGTATTTGATTTATTTCTCTTTCGTTGGTAAAGACCTTACCATTGTGTTTCAACTCTAGGTATCTCATTATTTGGAGATTTTTTTTATATCTTATATATTTAATTTTAGGTAAGGAAAAAAACCGAAATCGATTTAATGGCGGATTTTTTAAACTGACAAAAAAATAAAATTTAAAAGCGTTGATTCCAAAGAGAAAAACGACATTAAATATTTGTTAAATAAAAAAGCCTCGAATAAATCCGAGGCACACACACACACACACAAACAAAGTTATTATTGGTTATCTAACAAATCTTTTTCTTCTGCAGTGATAGAAGCTATTCCGTATTTGAATATCTTTTCTAAGATTGCGTCAACTTCTAAAACAACAGGCAAATCTTGTTTAGCCTCAACAACTTCTTTGACAACATCTTCAACATAAACAGATTCTTTTCGACACTCTAAGTTATGCAACTTCGAATCCATAGATGGAGTTCGTATGTCATAACCTTCTGCTAAGAAAGCTTTGTAGTTTCTAAGAGTTTGTTCTGTTTTTGGCATCTTTGGTGTTTTCACAGGTTTGATGGCTTTTATTTTATCTTGATCTTCTTTAGAAAGAGAAGCAAAGTCTGTACCTAAACGAAAGAAACCACCGATAATAAAGGCAACAATTTTACCTTCTGAAATCCAGTACATAGATACTTTTGTTTCTGTCTTTCTTCTATAAAGTTCTTCGAAACCTATAAAGTAAGTCTCACATACCGCGAACAATTGCTGTGCGTTCAATGATGTCAAGTTTATGCAGATTATTTTATCGAAGTTGATTTTCATAGTTTCTGTTTGTTTGTTTTACAAATATAAGACATTTATTCTGTTCTCACAAATTATTCTGTCTTTTATCTATAATAATATCAATATTTCGAATGCAAAAATACAAATAAATTAGAGATTGCACTTTTAATATATAAACAAAATATAATCATAACTACATGAAATATCTTATTAAAAGAAATGACTTTTTAAGAGGTGCCAAAAGATTAGACGAAAAATCTGAATTTCTAAGAGACGCAAAAATATCAGGAAATGAACTATATCAAGAACTTATAAAAGAAAGTGAATATGCCAGCAACCACGGATCAGGACCAATGGCGAACGATATTGGATGGCACGATTCATTAGTAGGTAGGTTTTTGAACCACCTTGTAAGAAAGGCAAAGGTCGCCAACAATCTTAGAAAAATAAAACCAGTGATAAGAAGGCTCGAAGGAGAATTCGAAAGGATAGCGGTATCTGGGTTCGCATACAACATGAATCCCGAAGATAAGAAGCTTTACGCGAAAAGTATTTTGTACTCATTCTTTTTTGCATTGAACGAAGCCGTTGAAAATGGTTCCGATACTATTGTTATAATAAATCTCACAGAAAGTGCAATCACGGCAACAGAAGAGATGAAAGAAACCGATATCGACACTACGGTAAAAGCCAAATTGCTTGAAGAGCTTGAGGATTTCTTAGCATTTTTAAAAGAGCTTGAGGAAGAAACTGAAACACAAGGACAGGGCCAAGGACAGGGTCAGGGACAGGGCCAGGGACAGGGCCAAGGACAGGGTCAGGGAGAAGGTGAAGGAACTGGAGAAGGTTCAGGAGAAGGATCAGGAGAAGGATCAGGAGAAGGATCAGAAGGTTCTGAAGAGAATGAGGATAAATATTCAAAGCTAGAAGAAAGTCTTCCAATCATGATTAAGAATCTAAGCGCACTTTACTATATCTTAAAAAATTACAAAAGTGTAAATCTTTTAAACTTCAACAAAAAGGAAGAGGCAGATGCAAAGAAACCAGTTCCTTATGTAACTGTGGTAGGCGATACATTAACATCGATTCAGAAAAATTTGGAAGTAAACAAAAAGAAGCTTTCTATTGATGATATCATTGCAAAAAATGAACCAATATTAAAACCAACATTGGATGCCGCCGGAAAAAACAAAATTTCAAAGGAAAAGGTTACTTTACCAAAAGGACTCAAATTGGTATTAGAGAAACAAGGAAATAGCGCAGACGCGGGCAATGTCTACAAAGAGGAAGATCATTTGACACAAGCATTTGGAAAATTAAAAACAGATATAACCGCATTGATTGACACGAAAGATGGAAAGCTAGCAATAAACTTAGAATTCATAAGAATACTATTGGCCAAACATAAAGATAGTAAAAACGATACGCTCATAATGGCTTTATACGATAACGTAAATAAGTATTTGGTTGGCAACAAAAAGCAAACGATCCAAGAAAAAGATCCTTTATATAAAGAGTCTTACGAATATCTAATGCCAAAAAGTGATAAAAATCCAAATGGTGGTAAGATTGAAGTTGTTGCGGAAAAAATCGCAAGATTCGCAAAGAGAGCCTTACAGTTTGATGGAAAGAATCTTTATGGTGGTTTAGGAGAATTGGCAGATCCACTTAAAAAGTTTGTTGAGACATTAAAGGTTTTGATGAAAAATCCAATTGTTAATGTCAGACCGGAATATGTGAAACAAAAAGATGAGGTATCGAAAGAAAAACCTCTTAAACAAAAAGATAGAGAGACTAAGTACAAAAAGGACGAGCTTATAAAAGACATAGAGCGTGCGACCAGATTGGCATTGGAACTTAAAAAAGATAATCCAAAAAAGGCAGCGAAGATACAGGCAAGTATAGATAAAAAGAAAGCAGAACTGGATAAACTAGACGAATCGGTAAACGAAAGTGTTTACATCTCAAAATACATGGAGATACAGACCGGAATGCGCTCCATTATGTTGGAATTAAACGAGGCGTTGAAGAACAATGGCAAACCAGCCGAAAGATTACTTAAATTCGACAGATTCATGTCTTACATAAAAGAAGCAGAAGAACCTGAGACTCCAGAAGAGACTCCAGAAAGTACAAGTGCAAGTGATCCAAGATCAGGAATGAGCAGAGTTGAAAAGATACAAGACTACTTTGAGAGAAAGTGTAGGAATGTAAAAGACTACACAATGGATAAAACAGAGTTTGATAAAGTTAGAGCAAACTTCGAAAAGTTGGAAAAAGACAAAGATGGATTCATAATAGACGGATACGATCCAATAATCGAGATACTGAAATTGTTCAACAGAGCATACAAGCTTTACATGGCGAAGTACATAACCAAAAGAAGTACCGGACCAGGCGCAAGCACCGAGGCGGAATACACCTCGTTCGGAGACAAGGGTCCTTACAGAAACGACAAGATATTTGATGTTTGGGAAAACGCGGTTCTAGATCTAATGAAGGATAGGAAATACGAGTTCATCTTCGACAAAAAGACAAACCTAAGAGTAGGAAACGAGATTAGACCAAACGGAGGTGCCAATTTGAGAAAGTTCATGACAGATATGCTAGATGGTGATAGTCTTTACAAATCTAAAAGTGGATATGGCGATTCGGGAAGAGGAAAACAGGCAGAGCTTTTAGACAAATACTTTGGAGAGCCGGACGAGAAGACAGGTGCGGCAATCAACAAAGGAGAAACATTCTTAGAAGATGATGCGGACAACAACACAAAGATTGCAAAAGAGATAGAAGCGGGTGCGACTAAGATAAAAGCCACAAAAAGCGAAAACGCGGTTAGTGACGATGGTGCAAAAGCCGTTTATCCTGTAAAATACACGTTTTTTGTATTGAAGATAAAGGACAAAGATGGCAACGAGGGACAGAGAGCATTCTATATTCAGGAGACGGATGGTGCATATGTATATATGCAGTGCAGTAAAAGCTTTGGCACATTCAATCCTCTTCTGGACGCGTCGGTCTTAGGACATGCCAACACTTTAATAAGCGGAGATTTACCGTTAAAGGAATCTAAAGGATCTTCATACTTCACCAAAGTAAGAAAGGATGATTTCTTAAAATTGCTATTATCACCAGGCACTATAGAACTCGGAATGATGAGCGCTGACGGTCAGAAAAAAATCACCACCGAAAAAATAGAAGTGCTCGGCGCATATTGGATAACAAAAGAGGTAGACGGCAAAAACGTTCTTTTCAACGCGATAGAGTTTGGAAAAGAAATAGGTAAAGACAAAGAGAAGGTCGAAAAACTAAACAAGCAGATTGCCAAAGTGGCGGGAGTTTCCACGATCGTAAATATGATCAACGGAAGTGACGCGAGCAAAGTTGTCATTACCAGAGCTTAAATAAAAAGTGTTTAAAAAATGAAATATCTAAAGAATTTCAAACGCTTCGAAAGCGTGGAAGCCGAAATAACCGACGAGCCGGATGTAAAGCTTGCAAAAGACAATGTAAATGATCTCGAAAAAAGCATAAAGGATTTTCCTGCAGTAAAGACAGAGCTTGACAAGGCTTTCATGAATCTAAAAAGTGACAAAGACAACGAGCTGTTGAACAAAAAGATAGAGGAAATAAAGAAAAAGTTTCCTAACAATCCATTCATAGAAGAGTACACACGAATGATGAATCTTCAGATGAAGATAAAGTATGTTCAAGACGAGTTGATTAAGTACAATGACGACCTTTATAAAAACGAAGAAGATCTAAAACTACTATCAAGTCAGAAGGTAGATACTTCGGCCAAATTAAAGACGGTGAACGATATAAAATCCAATCAAAAGATAAAGACTCAAGAGATTGCAGATCTAAAAAAAGAACTTTTGGCGGCGAATATAGCACAAAAAAAGAAAATGGAGGAAATAAAAAAAGAAATGCAAGATTCTTCTAAAAAAATAACCTCCTTTTAAAAAAAAGAGAAAAATATCGCTTTTTACATTTTATATATACTTTAACTATAAAAAATTAAACTAAAAAATATGGCAATTCAAATTGGAAAATACAAAAGACCAGGAATATTCCTAGAGGAATATGATAACTCCGTTATCGCGACTCCAGTTGTTGAAGGACTTACAAACTTGGTAATAGGCGTGTCTAAAAAAGGACCTGTCAATACACCGATAATGGTTAGTAACACAACTGACTTAGAAGCAATATTCGGTCAATTGGATAGAGGATTGGAGAGAAAGGGTTCGTTCTTTCATAGAACGGTTTCTAAAATGTTGGAGACAGCCCCAGTTTATGCAATAAACTTGCTACTTACCGACGATAATTTAGACGTTATTGAATATAAGTCTCTATCTACTTCCGCAGACGCTTTAAACGACGTGGAAAGAACTGGTCCTTATAGAAGATTTTTTGACACTACAGGTTTCTGGAAAAGAGACACTGAATCTTTCATAAATCTTACTAAGAATAACACAGGATACTCTGAAAGAGCGTTCAGTTTAACAAACTTATCTGATAAATTCGTAACAGTGTTTGTTTTCAAATCAGCAATGACTGGATTTGACAGAACTCTTATCGAATGGTATGGTTCTGCAGAAAAAATGCCTCCTTATGTTAATACTAATGACTACGCATCTGACTATATGGTTGATGTTGTTGTAGTTGGTGGTGATTGGTCAGACTACAAAACCTTAGCAGTGGATTCTAGATGGAGTGCATACTTCAATGCTACAGGACTTAGAAAAGACAAAGTTAGAGAATTCGCAAATGATAGAAACGTTACACTTTTATCATTCTATGAAGGACTTTCTTTAATTCCATATTTTAGAGATGCAAATGGTAGAAATATCTTCATCGAAACAGTAGTAAATAGAGATACAGATAGAACTGGTATATTTTGTGCATTTAATACCGACCTAGTAGAAACAGACTTCTTCAACGGAAGACTTGACTTAATCGGTCATACAATCGCGGGCAAAAACGAAACTAACATTGATTTCCTTTCTTACCAAGACGTAATATCAGAAGAGATTGAGATTGTCTCAACTCCATTGGATTTACCAGGAAACGTAACTGCTTTATTGGGTGGTTCTGCATCTTGGGCATACGAATCTACAGGAACAAACCACGCATACGGAACTCCTAAAGCAAAAGGATGGGTTACTAACGGCGACGAAAGAACAGCATACTTTTCAGAAGGATATATCTACAACGTAGGACTTGAAGCACCATTTAGTTATTCAACTGCATCAATCGTGGCTACTTACTCGCTTATAAACCCAGACTATGAGGCATTCACAGTTGTTGGAGACAAACATGTGCCTATCTCAGGAACTGCAACACTTAGCATATTAGGAAGTAACTACATATACAGCTCAACTGCAGCAACATATTCATCTGCTTTCGTATTGGACTCTACAGGAAAATTCAAAGTTGTAAATAGTACAAACGCAAACAACCCTGCGGTATCATCTACAGATAACGTATTGGCATTTGTGAAGTTCAAAGTAGTAGAACAACAAATAACAGGAACTCCGGTTTGGACAAATGTGAACCTAAAAGTAGGAGGATTCAACAACTTCGTATTTGGTACGGCATCAGGTGCAGACTACTTCATAGAAGCAGTAGCTGGAGCAACAGGATCTATTAAAGTAACTTTTACAGACACAGACTCTTCTATAAACGTTAAAGACTACGCGCAATACAGAAGATTCAAAATGTTCAACAGACTTGTTGATCTAATCGATAGTCCTAACAAAGCTAAAATGGTAATGCTTAAAAGCTTTAAAAAGGGTCTTAACAACTACAAAGGAGATAAGATTAGCTTGGCTGACGTTTCAATATCAAATATTGTTACTTCTTCTACACAAGATAAATCTTTCGAACTTAAGCTTCCTTTCGAACTAGCAGATTTACAAGACATCTTAAAAGGTTTCTTAGTATTCTATACAGAAGATAACGAATTTATATTAGGAAAAGCAGGTGCTAAAACACAAGTAGAAGTTGCGGATGGAAATAGCTTTGGTGTAGTTGGAAAATACTCTAAACTATACGGAAGATACTTTGATGGTGTTGTAAACACTGGAGATTTCTTCTATGCAAACAAAACATCTAAAACTATATTAGAAAAAGCGAATGATACTCCTTATGTAGCGGGCGCTGAATACATATCTGATGTTTACTTCTTTGATGGCGAATCTGCGGTTACCGTATTCGGATTGACTGCCGGAGTAAATGTAGGACCTACTTCTTCTGCAGCAGGATACGATTACATCGCATTCAACGCGGCTGATTTAGATGAGCTTTCTGTATACGATGTGATTTCTATACACGGTGCGGTTACAAACACAGGAACTTTCACAATCATATCAGACAATCTTTTTAGTACTATGGACAATGGTGCGGGAATATTCACTCACGTATATAAAGTGAATGAGGAAACTTCTTACGAAAGAGTACAAAACGTTTCTATAATAGAAGACTTCAACACTAAACACTACCTTAAAATGTATCTTGAAGGAGAAACTCTAAACATCTCTTTTATGGACGAAACATTTACTTCATACGAGTATGTAGACGTAGATACTGCAGGAACTATTGAGATACAATCTGCAATAACAAACTACAAACAATCTTTAGAGATTGAAGTACCTGCCGGATACAACGTACAACCTAACAAAGTTCTTGTAAACGGCGCTAGATATACAGAGGTAAAAGTAGGTGATTTCTTGGAAGCAGACTATAACGAAGCCACTTTGGCAATCGGACAATATCCTAGAAAGTTAACAAGAGTTGTATTGAAAAGACAATATGCAGGAAACGCAGACTTAGTAGAGATTACATGTGATGCTGCTATCAAAAAGGTTGCATTTGGATCGGACTTACAAACAACAAGATACAAAACTGTCGACAACTACGCAACAACTTACAAAGCAATCTCTTTAAAAGGATTCAGAGTAAGAGAAGCATCATTACCTGATGGAACTGAAGCCAGACAAAACGCAGTATTGAACCTTGTTTCAAAAGGAACACCATTGTTCAAAGCAATAACTAACAAAGAAGCTTTAGACTTCAGATACTTAATCGATTCATTTGGTTTAGGATTGACTGAAAGATCTAAACAACAACTAGTTGATATATGTGGAGATAGATTAGATGCATTTGGTTTTATCAATATGCCTTCTATGAAGTCATTCAAAAACTCAAGCTCTCCAACATTCGTAAACTCAGAAGGAGTTCTTCAAGCAGAGTTTATCGCAAAAGGTGGAGATCCTGAAAGCGGACCAGCGTTCCTTTACTCGTTCGGAGACGGAGCAGGTACAACTTGTGTTGGTTACTTCATGCCTTACTTAACCGTAAACGACAACGGAAGACCATTAGACATGCCACCGGCATCTCACGCGGCAACAACGTACATGAGAAAACACATTTCAAATGTTGGATCTATTACTCCTTGGACAATCGCAGCGGGTGTTACCAATGGTAGAATAACAAACATCGCTGGATTGGAAATGGACTTTACTCCAACTGACATCGAGTGGTTAAATGGTGCACAAGTCAACCCAATCGTTTTCAAAAGAAACAGAGGAAACGTTATCGAGACTGAGAACACTGCACAAACTCTTTACAAATCAGCACTTTCTTACATTCACGTTAGAGAGGTACTTATCGAGCTTGAAAGAGAGTTATCAAGAATGTTGTTAGACTTCCAATGGAGATACAACACACCAGACATCAGAGCTGAAATCAAACTTAGAGCTGACGTAATCTGCGAAACATACGTAAACAAAAACGGATTGTACAACTACTTCAATAAAATGGATGAGGAAAACAACACGGCAGAGATTATCGACAACCAAATCGGTGTACTCGATACTTACGTAGAACCTATCAAAGGTATGGGAATCATTGTCAACAATGTAACTATACTAAGAACAGGAGCTATCGCAGCAGGTGGATTCGCATAACATACACTAAAAATAATAAAAAAACCTCAAAGAAATTTGAGGTTTTTTTATTTTATAGAAACTTTATAGTTATTTGAAGATATAAGGAAGAGAGATATATCTAATATATATTTAAAAAATAACAAATAACATTATGTCTAAAGAACAAGAAATGAGTGAAGAAGACTACCTAAAGAGACATCTAAATGATATCGATCCAAGTAAGAATCAGAACAACTTCAATGAAAATACCACACAAAAGCCTGTAGTAGAAGGAACTAAAGTAAGCGACTTACAATATTTCAACTTCGACATCAGAGAATTGCCTTGTGGACAATTCTATCCAACAGGAACTCTTTTCATGGTAAGACCAGCACAGGTAAAAGAGATTCAAGCATACTCTATGGTAGACGACCAGAACTTCTACGACATAGTGGAAAAGATGAATGATATCTTACAATCATGCGTAAGAGTTAAATATTCTGACGGAAAAATAGGATCTTATTTGGATATCAAAGATCAAGATAGACTATTCTTAGTTTTTCTTATCAGAGAACTTACTTTTCAATCAGGAAATGCATTATCGGTAAATGCGAAATGTAGTTGTGGAGAAGAAGTGGCGATTGAGTTGAACAAACAAAACTTTGTTTTTCATGAAATAGATGAAAAACTTGAAAAGTTCTATAGTAGAAATTCAGGATCATACCATTTCAAAACCGTAAACGGAAAAACATTTGAATTGACACCGCCTAACATTGGACTTCAAAAAGCTTTCACAGAATATATTATGAAAGAAAACAATGAAAAAAGAAATCCTAATTTGGCCTTTTTGAAAATCATTCCTTTTATGATGAATGGTAGAACTTCTATAACTTATGACGGAGTAAAAGCAAAAGTTAAAGAATTTGAAGAAATGGATGATATCTCATTTCAATTCTTGAATGCAGCTGTGGGCAAGATGACATTTGGAATAAAAGAACTTAAAAAAGTATGCCAGTGTGGTGAGGAGGTCCACACAGATATGCAATTTCCCAACGGAGCCTCAAGTATTTTCGTTATTCATGATGCCTTTGAAGCATATATTAAAGAATAAATTGATGCTACAAAAACACTTCCACACACAGGAAGTGTCAATGGACGAATGGCCGTTCTGGATGTTCGAAGAAAACATCAAACTTGTTAACGAAATTGTCGAAGAAGAAGACAACCAAAGAAAGAAAGACGAGGGAGATCAACAAAAAGGAATGCCAGACACAGGTTCAATGATGAAGAACGCATCGAACATGACAAGCAATATAAGTATGCCAAAATTCTAATAGAAAACCCCACTCAAATCGAGTGGGGTTTTCATTTTAAAAGTAAGTATAATAAAAAACCCACTCGATTTGAGTGGGTTTTTTTATATTTAAGATTAATATCCTGAAATAAGTGGAGGATTGATAGAGAATCCTGAGTCAATGTACTCATCAATGAAGTAATCGTATACAAAGTCAGCATTCACTGTTTGTACGATATCATTTGATGCCCAATCAAGATCGTAACCTTGTAATTTAGACATTTGACAGTTTTGGAAAGTAACCCTTCTCAATACAACACCCTTTTTATCGTGTTGGTTAACAATAATAGTTCCAATCATATCACTTTTGTAGTGAAGAGAACCATTTTGAGAGTTAAAAAGCAAATCATACCAAGCTTTCAAAGTATTCCAAACTTCCATAGAACCATTGTTGTTCACATTTACCTGGAAAGGTATTTGTAAAGTACCACTAGTCTTAGTAGGAGTTGTTTGAAAAACTCTTGTAGAGTATTTGAATCTTTGCTCTTTAGCAGCAGCATCAAACTCTGTTAAGTTGTTTAAACTTATTTTAGTAGCGTTCTCTAACAACAAAAGAGCATCTCTTTTTTGCGCCTGCAAGATAACTGGCAACACGAATGTCACCTCAAACAAGTTTAGGTATACTACTTCATCTGGTAGCGTTCCAGGTCCACCTGGTGAGCCAACATTGGAAATCTGCGTATAATGTGGTAATGGCATATTTTTTTATTTATTTTTTATGTAATTGATAAACAATTATAATGTATATATTAATATTTTTTTACCTTCTGTTTTTAAAGGCTTAACTATAATGTATATATTATATTAAAAAAGCAATTTTTTTCCATTTTTGCTTATTTAAACTTAAATACATAAAAACCATATAAATCATACAAAAAAATATCATTTTCAATGAAAGTATATATGATAACAGATACACATTTTGGTATCTATCTAAACAATTTGGACAAATGGATGAACATGATGGAGTCAACATTCTACAACTACGTCATTCCTTATCTAAAAGAAAATACAAAACCTGGAGACATACTTATTCACTTAGGCGATTTATTCGATAATAGAACAAGTCTTCCTATAATCGTAATCAACAAAGTAGAAAAGATTCTAAAAGAAATCTCAGATATTTTACCACTACATATAATGGTGGGAAACCACGATTTATGGAACAAAGGATCAAACGAAGTCAACTCTGTTAGATTGTTCGGATACATGAACAAAAACATAAAAGTCTACGAAAACACAACCACTATCGAAGTAAACAATCAAAAACTCGTTCTGATGCCGTGGGTAGAGAAAAGACTTGATATGATTAAAGAACTTGGTAGTAACCCTGGAGACTATCTATTCTGCCATTCAGACTTAAATGGTTGTAGAATGCATCTAAACTCTGTTGCACACAGAAACGCAGATAAAATCGATGTAGAGAACTTTGGTGGTTACAAAGATGTTTTCTCAGGACACATTCACATCACTCAACAAAACAAAAACTTTAGATTTATTGGTTCTTTGTACCAAATGGATAGAAATGATACAGGAGATCAAAAAGGAATCACTATATTAGATTTAAACACAGGAGAAGTTGGATTTCATGCAAACAACTACTCACCGGTATTCAGAAAATTCAGAGTTATAACAGAAGAGGATATTGATAAGTTAGACGAGATTAAAGATACTAAAGACTACATAGATTTAGCCATATCAAACAATCTACTTATCAACAACAGAAAGCTTCGTAGAAAGCTTGAAATGATGTTAGAGAAAGGTAATTTCGCATCTGTTGAGTACATAGATGATATAGTACAAAAGAATGAAGATGGTGAAGATGTTGTTTCGGAAG